CCCTGCTCCACGACGGAAGCGATTTCCTTGGAGATGTCCAGGATCTCCTTGGGGTCATAAGTCGGGTGGATTATAAGCCCCATTTGCATCTGCGTTTCCGCCTTGCCCTGAACGCCAGAAGAGCTCTTTTTTGATACGCCCAAGTTGGTCGCCGCCATAGTCGCCCTCAACTGCTCCATCTTCTTCCTTTCCTCTTCAAGAGCTGCGATAGCCGCGCGACGAGCGGCAACTTCTGCATTTACTGCGCTATTGATGGATTTCTGGTCGCGGTTGATGGCCTTCAGGGCGGATTCCTTGGCGGCGGTGACCGCATAGGCCTCCTTCTCGGCGGCATACATGGCATCCTCGGCCTCGACGCTGTTCCGCGCGAGGTTGCGGATCTGCTTCGTCTTTTCAGCGATGTTCCCCTTCAGGGTCTCCTCCTCTCCGTAGCGCTGGAGGATAAGGGCCTCCGCCTGAGCGGCTGCCTGCGACTGTTGCGCCAGGGTATAACTGTCGTCCTTGGCAATTCGCCTGTACTCAGCGATCTGCGCCTCGGTTCTCTGCCACTCGACACTCTTGGCGGCAATCTGACGCTGGAGATCGAAGATGTCCTGCGCGAGCTGCTCCGCCTGCTCCGCCTTTGCGGTGGCCTCCTTCTGGTTGCCTCCGATACCGAAGGCTCCCGAGATCACGGGCCCCAGAACGGTCTCCCATCCGCCCGCCTGACCCGTGAGACCGTTCACGACGCTCTGCTTGAAGTTTGCCGTGAACCGTCCCCAGGTCTTCTTTATACCGGCCCCGAACTCCGCGACGCCCTTGCCTGTGGCGGCGTTGAAGTCATGGAGCACCTGGGTGTAGGTGTCCAGGTACGCCATCGTACCGGCGTCCAGACGGGCGCCTGCTATGGTGTTCTTGAAGTTCTCTGCCTCGGCATTGAGGAGCTTGAACGAGCTGACGAGGGCGCCGATGCCGAGACCGGCAAGGGCGACCTGGGTGAGGTTGATCTGCTGGAGAAGCTTGCCGAAAGCGGCCACTCCGGCGTTGCCGGACTCCGTGAGCCTCGTTCCGAGTCCCTTGGCGGCGTTGGACACTTTCAGAAGCTGGTTGGCGTCCACGCCCAGGGCGTCCGCAAGCTGGGACGTCACCTCGGATCCTACGGCACCGAAATCTTTCAGCTCCTGCTTCGCCTGCTTGGCGCCCCGGGAGAGGTCCTTGGTATCGGCCTGGAAGACCGCCTTGAGATTCAGTCCTGTGCTCATTTCCTAATCTTCGACAAAAATTCGTTTACCTTGGCCTGCCTCTCCTCATCGGACATGGCTGCGAGCTCGCGCGCCGCATCCTGGGAGGTGTCGTCGGGCTCGTCCCACGGCATAGGCCACCATTTGCGCTCATCCTTCGCCCGGTCCTTCTTCGAGACAAGGAGATTCCAGATCCGGATGCCAAGACCCCTTGCGAGGTTCCCGACGTGCATCCTCCCTGCCTCCGCCTCCTTCCGGAAGGCGTCCATCGCCTCAAAGAACTCACCCATCCGCATGGCCTGGAAGTCATCCCGGGACATCCTCAGAAGACCGTAGGCCCAGCCCCGGACCTGCCCGATGGTCGGGTAGGAGACTTCTACCGGGCCTCGTCTTTTTTTGGCTCCTCGGGAAGACTCGGCGCCACCTGTGAGAGGTAGATCGTAATGAACTCCCGCGCCACCTGTATGGCTTCCGCCGGACGCATCTCGTCCAGGATATCCGCCGTAAGGTGGACTTCCCGCCCCTCAAGCCTCTCACCCTCGTTGATGCAGGCGGCCATAAGGCCCCCGATATTCGAGGGAGAGAGGTTGATGACGTCCGCGACGGCCTCGAGGGAGTCCGTGCCGCGTTCCTTCAGATAGCCTGTCAGGGCGCGCCAGTTGGCCTCGACCCTGTATTCCCTTCCGTTGATCCGAATGACGTCCATACTACACTACCTTATGAAGGTCCTGAAGCCTCAGCTGAAGGCTGTAAGTGCTGTCCTCGTCGGGATCCGCCGGGGTGCTCTCGGTGTAACCGGAGACGATGGCCGTTCCCGTGTAATTCGAGCCGTCGCCACGGACGTAGACGACGGTGAAGGTGGCCCTGCCCATGGCCAAAGCCATGATGTCGTCATTGTAGAGCACGGAAGAGTCACTGCCTGAGACCTCCATGAGACCGGAGACGGTGATGTTCGTGGTGTGGGATGTGACGCGTTTCTGCTTTACGCCCGCATCCGCCTTGGTGACGCTCTCCTTGGTGTTCGGTTCGATGGAAACCTCGTCGGAAGTGACTCCGACAAACGTACTCCCTCCTTTGGTGAGATATACGTTGTATCCTGCCTGTCTTGCCATGGTTAGTCTTCGATTTCGAGGTCGTTGGATTCGATGGTCAGGGAGTAGGTACTGTCCTCATCGGGCGACGCCGGAGTGCTCTCCGTGTAGCCGGTGATGACGCCCGTACCCGTGTACTCGTCGCCGTTGGATCGGATGTAGTCGATGTCCACAACCGCACTGTCCCCGGTGAGGACAGCCAGGGCGATGATGTCGTCGTTGTCGAGCATCGTGGAGTCGCCTCCGGTATTGTCGATGAGGCCGGAGACGGAGAACGTGACGGTGTGGCCCGTGATGGCCTCCTGCTTGGTGCCCTGGTTCTCCTTCACGATGCTGGTCTTGGTGTTCGGGGAGACGGAGACCTCGTCGGAAGTGACTCCGATGAGATACTTGTCTTCCACCTTCAAACGTATGTTATAACCTGCTGTCATGTTCTAAACTGTGTTATGCGGTATTCATAAGTAACCGACCAGGTCTCCTGAAGGCAGTCCTTGCGGTCCTGCGAGACGGTCCTGACCGTGTACGGTGACGCACTGAAACCGGACTGTATCACCCCGTCGATGCTTTCGGCGAGACTCTCGGCCTCCGTGTAGAGCTTGGAATAAGCCTTGACAGTCACCACGGCGACGATCTTGTAGACGCCATCCTTGGCGTAGTAAGGCGTGAACTCCGCGTCATAGACGGCATAGGGATAGCCTTTTACCTCCGCCTCCGAGGAGAAGAGGTTGGCGATCTGCGCCGTCGCGCAGAGCGTCATCAATGCCGAGCTGATTGTCTCTACCATTCCAGTCTCATTTTACAAGTTGGTCTTCCCGGCGCCTTAGCGCCGCCACGAAACCTTGCTCCATCATGCCCTCCCATCCACGGAGCGCGTCGTCGAAGAAATTCTCATGCGCCTGTCCGACGTTGTTGCGACGGCCACGGACGGACTTCTTCACAGGACGTACGAACTCATGCTGGGGGTCGCGCTGAGTGAGGGTTCCGTAGTTCTTCCAATACATCTTGAACCAGGCCGGGATCTCGTTGCCCCTGACCTTGCCCTTGAAAGCGCCGATGATGAGGGTGGTGAAACCGCTCATCATGCGCTCCGCCGGTATAAGCTTCATCTTGACAAGACGCCTGAACTCCGACGGGACGCCCGAGCGCACATGCTGCACGACCGGCTTCCCGGCTTCCTTCATGGACTCCTCGCAGACCTTCAGCGCATTCGCAGGGAGCGCGTCCAGCTTCCTCAGGCAGTCATCAAGCCCCTCTATGGTCAGTCCCATTCCCATATTAGTCGATGGATTGAAGGTTAAGGACACAGAGGGGAGACACCCTGGAGATCTCGTCGATGGACAGGATCTGATAGGTTTTGTTCTGGAAGCTGATGCGCCACCTCGTCGTGAGCTGCTGAACCTTGTAGATGGTCAGGCCGACGTTGTCGCGCCCGTCATAGTTGTCAAATGCCAGGTCGTCGGACACGTTGCGGTCCACCCTGGCAAAGACGTCGCGGAACGGTGAATACGTCGCGTACTTCTCGCCCTCCGTCCCCAGAGCGGGGGTTGGAGAGAGGAGAGTCACGAGGGTTTCGAGTTCCCCGATGTTAATCCTGTTCTCCATCGTCGAGTCCCCAGCTGCGGTAAGGGCGGAGCAGGTTCTTCGACGCCTTGGCAAGCGTCTCGACGCTGTCCGTCGGGTTATTGAAAAGCGTGGCAGCGTGCATGAAAATCGCAGCCTTCATGTCAAAGGGGATGTTGTCGTAGCCCGCCACATAAGAGACGGTCATGCGCTCCCCGGTGACATCCGGGCTGACGGACATGACACGTCCGACAACCTGATAATCATCGACCGCGCGGCCATCCACCTCAAGGCCCTGGACGGATTTGACCGGGACCTTGAGTATGAATGCGCGGGCGAAAGGCTTATTCACGACGAACTCCGACTGAAGGATGGTCTTCCCGATGTGATGCTCAGCCGCCTGGACCGCCGCCATGAGTTTCTGGCGGAGGTCGGCGTCAAGGTCATCAGACGTCATGCGGATATGCTTCTTGAACTCGTCAAAAAGCTGGTTCGCATTCATCGTTACGGGAGTCCTCTCAGTCATGGTCCGGGTGTTTAAGTGGTAGTAACCTCGTCAATCTTGCAGAACGCCTCGGGACGACGCACGAGGACGTCGTGGTAGGCGGCGGCGCTGATTTCGAGCACGCCGTCCTCCTTCGCGGAGAAAGGATCCACGATGAACTGGAGACCGCCCCATCCGCCGACCAGGATCTCGTCCCAGGCGCCGAAGAGGATGGCGGAGCAGACATTCTCCGAGGAGCCCTTGGTGAGGTTGCTCGGGATGGCGTTGGTCATGAGGAACGGATAGCCGTTCACCTTGCCGTCGTTCATCAGATAGACCGGATAGCCGGCGATCTGAGGAATGGTCTTGAGATTGCCCTGGACCTTCGCGTTGGACACGTAGGCGAGGGAGCCGAGGAGTGCGTTGTCGGCCGCCACCTCGGTCTCCATCTGGACAAGGAGGTTGTAGGTGAGCGGGCCGCCGTTGGTATCGATGGTGATGTCGTTCACGCCGGAGGCGGCGAGGACGCCGGTAGGCTGGCCGCTGGAGCCGGAGCCGGCGAAGATGGCGGCGTCAAGGGCGCCGGCATGGGCCTTGGTCAGGTCGCCCATGATCAAACGGTCGACGGCGAGGCTGGACTGGTGAAGGAGGTCGTAGGTGACGCCCTGGATGACCTGCAGGCGCTTGGGCGACATCGTCGCCTTGGCGTAGGTCGGCTTGCTCTTGCTCGCAGATGCACCCTCAGCGTACCAGGAAGCGGTGGCACCGCCACCCTTGACGAGGCCGAGGTTGCCGACGAGCCCGTTCAGGTAGCGGACGCCGAGCTTGGTGCCGAGCATCGCGTTGCGGAGGGCGTCGACGTAGGTCAGACGGGTCTGCTCCACGAAAGCCTTGCCGTAGTCGGACTCGGTGGCGTTGGTGTCGTAGAACGTGACGTCACGGAGGAGGAAGGAAGGGAGGAACTTGCCCTCGGCGGCTCCGGGGATGGAGCGCTCGAACTCTTTCCTGCCCTCCGCTTCCATCTCGGCCTCGATGCCGTCCATGACGGCTCCGGGGACGGCCTGACGGAGGAACTTGGAGATGGAGAAGCGCTTGAGCTCCTTCTTCTCGTTGGGGGAAAGGACCCTCTGGTTGGCGAGGGCACGCCTTGCGGCCTCGTCAATCTGAGCATCCTGGAGCTCATGGGTGAGCTCTTCGACCTTGCCGGCCAGGGCCTTGCGCTGGGCGGGATCCTGGCAAGCCTGAAGCTCGGCCAGCTTGGTGTCGAGCTCAGCGGAAATCTCTGTGGATTTTCTCATTGGATCAGTGGTTTTTTGCCAAAAGGGCGCGTGCCCTGGCGATTTGTACTATGGTTTCATCGGACTCTTCCCCGATGGTCTGCTTGACCCCCGGAGCCGGGTCGATTTCTTTCTTCTCGATGTCCCAGGAAGCCTGCTCCAGCTCTATGGAGCGCTTCAGGGCGTTGGCGTTGGACGGGATGTTCACGACGGAGACCTCGAGGAGCTCCATGCCGCCGTAGTAGTAGACATCGGGGTCCTCTCCCCTCTCCTCGTCACCCATGTGGCCCTTCTTCGTGGCGCGGAAGCCGACGGAGACGGCATTCAAGGTTCCGAACATGACCTTGCGGAAAATTTTGTCTGCCCGTTCATTGAGGTCCTTGGGTTCGAAGGTGATGCGGACGATGAGTTTATCGTCCTCGACGAAGGCGACGCCCTTGCCGATGACGTCGTCCGGATCCGCGGACTTCGTCCAAGACTCGCCGTAGACGTCGTGCATGTATCCCACGATGCCGTTCTTCTCGTAGCGGGACAGGTCCCACTTGTCGACGGGCAGGACCGTGTGGTAAGAATCGACGCTGCTGTCGCTTGCGACGAACTCGACGGTGCGTTTCTCCTCGTCTATCTTCCTGATGACCGGGGCCTCCTGCCACCGGCGGATAATTCTCTCTTCTGCCATAGCCTTGCGGATTAAGTGTTCTCGGGGTCGGGGGCAGGATCCACGGGCGCCGCCTCGGTGGTCACCTCGATGGCCGGGCCGTACTGGTAGGCGCCGTTGAACTTGACGTAGAGCTTGATGTCGTACGCCGTCTCGGCATCCAGCGAGGTGAGCGTCTTGGAGATGTCCTGCGTGGTGGACGACTTGTGCGTCCAGCTGGATGCGCCGGACTTCCTGTACGCCACGCCCCAGGTGGCGTTGTCCTTGTACCAGGCCACCTTTCCGGTCACGGCGATGGTGGAGTCGGTGACCTCTCCCTTGACGGGCGTACCGATCTGCGCGATGTTGTTCCGGTAGAGTTTCATGTCTATTCCTTGTTTTCGCCGGCATCGCCGACGGTCGTGTAGTTCAGTGGTATGCGCGGCTCATCCAGCCCGGGCAGGCGCCTCAGGCCCTCGTACTCGCGGGCCTCGTTGGGCGTCATCCAGCCGGCGTTGATGCCCTTCTCGTAGTAGACGGCCCTCGCGGACGCGTCTCCGCGCATCAGGCCGTTCAGGTCGAACTTGACGTGGTACTGCTCGACCTCCGCCTCCAGGAAGAGTTTCCTTTCCAGCTGCTTCTCGAGGCGCTTGCAGATGGGCCTCAGCGAATACTCGCCGAAGAAGATGTTCTGCTGCTCGATGTTGCTGAAGGTGGCGTGCGAGAGTTCCGCGAGCATGTGCGGCGGGATGCAGAAGATCCTGGCGATGTCGTCGATGGTGAACGTCTTCGACTGCAGGAGCTGCGCGGCCTCCGGGGACAGGTTGATGGACTTGTACTTGAAGCCGTACTCAAGCAAAGGGGTCCTGAAGTTCCCTGCGCTCTGCTCGTAGTGTTTCATAAACTTCTCGTAGTCGTCGTCGCCAAGGGCCTGCTCGGTCTCGAGGACGCCCTTGATGGCCCCGCCGGTGCGGTAGAAGTCCGAGGTGAACTTCTGGGCGGCGATGCCCTCTCCGATGGCCGCGGCGTTGTAGGAGATCGGGTCCACGCCGACGAGCCCGTCGAGCGTGAAGAGCATGAAGTGCAGCATCTCGTGCTCGAGGTATATGCCGTCGAGGAAGGCGAAGTCCGGGTCCATGGACTTCACGGAGTACATCTTCTCGCCTTCCACGAACAGCACCTTCACCCAGTCGGGGTTCACCTGATGGAGCGCCACGGGGCGCCCCTTCTCGTGCCTGATGACGGCGAAGGCGTTGCCCTTGCCCTCGAGCCAGGCGATGATGGTGAACCAGAATGTGAAACTGTCGGTGTACGGGTTGGGATCTCCGGATAGGAGCCTGAATGCGGGATGCCCCGTCGCGGGAAGGAACCCACCGTCGTCGGTCTTGACCATGACCTCCTTGGGGAGTCCGGCGATGTTCTCGGAAAGAAGTTTGATAGCGGCGTAGACCGCGGTGTATCTCAGGGCAGTGTCCCCGTTGACGGTGACACCGGCGTCGATGCCGTTGTTGTAGATTCCGGCGTAGCTGCCGAACTGGTTGATGGGACCCAGCAACCAGCTCCGCAGCCTTGCCTTGAACCCTTGACGATTGTGTGAACTTTTTCCCATTGCACTGCAATGGTAGCAAAGTCACTTAAAAAACCGCTGGACATTTGTCCGTTTGATAATATCCTTTTAAATGATAATGTTATCATTTGGAGACGCAGCGGTCCCGGCGCTTGCGGAAGGCGTCGAAACTCTTATAGCGGTCCTCACCGAAGACCGCCCTGTATTCCTCGTTCAGGGATTCGAACACCGCCTCCTGAGTGACGTCCGGATCCGCGGCCCGCATCTCCGCGAGGCGGCGCCAGAACTCCGCGATGAAACCGGAGTCGGTGACGAGGCGGTGGACGTAGATCATAGCTTGATGGTCCGGAGTGTGTGATGGGAATACGGCTGCTTGTTGTCCGCCGTCTTCGTCAGCCATCCCCCGATGGCGTCCACGGTGGCGACCACGCCGTCAATCTTGTTCCTGGACTTGGCCTTGTCGAGTTTGATGTTCGCGTTGGGATCCGTGTAGATGGAGACGTTCCCCATCATCCAGCGCATGACGGGATTGTTCAGGAAGTTGAGCGTCCCCTTGCGGACCTCCGACTCCAGGTACTTCGTCGGGACGGACATGTACCGGATATTCTGCTGGTAGGCCATCAGTTCACGCTCATAGCGCGAGAGTTTCGGGACGATGTCCCACATCCCCCAGGGGTCGTACGCGATGCAGCGCACCTTGTACTGCGACAGTTCCCCAAGGATCATCGTGACGTACCAGTCCTCGTCCAGGACGTTGCCCGGAGTGACCGTCAGCCACCCCTGCTCCTCCCAGCGCCGGTAGTCGACCCTGTCCTCCTTCTCCCGTACCTTCGCCTCCGGCACTACGGAGATGAGCCTGACGACCCGGAACTTCGGGAAGAAAAGCGCCGTGCAGGTGATGTCCCCCTTCGACGCAAGGTCCATCCCGACGTAGCAGTCCTCCCCCTTCAGGAGTTTCGCGTCAAAATCAGCGTTGTTGGCCATGTACTGGTCGTCGGGTATCCAGACGGTCGGGGCGTCGACCCACATGTTCAGATGTTTCACCAAGAAGGAGACGAGGGTGCTGCCGCCCTTGATGCGGGCCTCCTCCGCCTCGCCGGCCATGTAACTCTCCGACACGGACACGCCGTAGTTCGGATTGAGCTTACGCCAGACGTCGGGGTCGTCCCAGCGGTCCCCCTCGTCGGGCAGGAAGAGCATGATGAAGCGGTTGTCCATCTCCTTGATGCCCCGGAGGACGTCCTTGTATGTCTGGATGTCCTCGTAGTACGGGAGCGACGTGTCGAGACCGGCAGTGGAGATGGATATGACGAGGGGCTGGGACCGGGCGCCCATGCCGGTCTTGATGACGTCGTAGATCTCGTTGGATGTCCAGGCGTGGCGCTCGTCGCAGATGGCGCCGTGGGGGTTGAGACCGTCCTTGTTCTTCGTGTCCTTGGACAGGGGCATCAGGATGGAGTGCGTCTTCTCGTACTGGACATCCCCCCGGTGGACGGTCATCACCTTGCTGAACGGGCTGTCCTGAATGAGCACCTTCGCCGCGTCGAAGCATATCTTCGCCTGGGCCTTGTCCACGGCTGCGGTGTAGACCTCGGCGCCCGGCTCCCCGTCCAGGAACAGGAGGAAGAGGGCGAGTATGGCGGCGAGGGTGGTCTTGCCGTTCTTGCGGGGCACGAGCAGGTCCGCGTACATGAAGCGCCGCTTCCCGGTGGCCCTGACCTTCCATCCGAGGACGTTGGCGACGAACCAGATCTGCCAGGGCTCCAGGTCGATGGCGAGCCCCGCGAGGTCCCCCTTGAAATGCTTCAGCTGCTCCGTGAAGACGCAGAAGAGGAGCACGGGCTGGATGTCGAAGTAGATGTCCTTCCTGTCGAAATCCGTGTAATACCGGCCCACTGCGAGCCTGATGAACTCGCAGGACGGGATTTCCCCCGACCGCACCCCCGAGGGGTAGGCGTCAATTTGCCTTCCGAGGTCTTGCGCCGTCATTCCTCACGAGTTTCATGATGGCGTCCACCGGATCCTCCGCTTCCTCGATTTCCGCCTCCAGGCGCTTGCGGCTCCATCGAGTGAAGCCGAAGTGCGCACCTATGGACAGGATGTCCGACAGCGCATCCCGGCACGCCTTGATGGCCGGGTGCGGGTACAGCCTCTCGTTCCCCATCCTGTCGATGTACGTCAGGAAGTCGCCGTCCGCCGTGAGCTGGCGGTCGAAGCGTAGGTACAACTCGCAGGATTTCGCGTAATGCGCCAACTCGGTCAGGTCGCAGAAATAGAGATCCCCCTGGTCGAGCAGTTCCTTGCATCTCGCCCGGTAGATCGTCCTGCCACCGATGCCGAGACGCCGGTAAGCAGCCGTGCGCGTCTGGTCCATGTCGGTCACTTTCGGACCTGTTTTCTTTCTATCAGTCATTGCGGTAACTTATTTTTTATCAAATATGCCCCCCAGGGCAACTGTATGGCATTTTCAAAGGTCCCTGAATTTCGAAAAATCACCCGTTGCGTTTTCAAAACTGGGGGCGTGGTCTTGAGCGATGGTCGCTCAGAGATTTTGACCGCCCCCTCCCCCATCAGAGACCGTGCATCAATACTTGTCAATGGTTATCACGACCTCATCACCCACTTGTGGATCCCGCGCATAACGCCCGTTGACCGACCTGTCAGGGAATCTGACCTCTATGTCCTGGTCGCTGTCCCAGATGGCCAGCAAGACGCCGAATGTACCCAAGTCGAGGCGCTTCACTCTTCTCACCGTAGCCCGTACAGTGATGCCGTAGGGGTCCGATGTCATTATGCCCATCCCGCTCATTTCACCAGTTCAAATTCGTAAACGAACACCCACGGGTTGCTGGCCCAAGTCCCCTTGCCGGACACCTTGTCAATGAGGGCAGCAAAGGCTTCGCGGGGAGTTTTATACCAGCACGAGGCAAGAATGTCACCGTCTTGGTCATAGCACCAATCGTATGCGTATCCATTGAAATGTGTCTTGCACTTATCGGCTACTATCCCTTCCCGCAGGCAGTCCTCGTCGCTGATGTCTTGCAGTCCCTCGATGCGGACATTGGTGATGCGGATTTTATGAGGCATATTGCCGGCCTTAACAAACATCTTATTGTTCCATCCTGCGAGTTCATCAGAAAGAGCATCAGGACAGCCAAAAGCATCTTTATACGCCTGCGCCACGGCCACGACCTCGCCGACCTTGTAGGGGGCGCCGACCACAGCCATCCCGGGCATCCCGTTCTGGACGTGTCCCAGCAGAACTCCTTTAACTATCCGCCGCGTCATCGTCTTGCGGCCTTCCAGCACGGCCTGCGTCAAGCCGTAGCGGTCATTAAACATTATCTTTTTCATATCTATCCTGCCTTTTTACAATCGGAGTGCTAAATGACGAAATAGAAATGGCGATTCTGCAATTCTATTTGACCTGTACGGGCTTGGCGGTTGCCACCCACTTGGCCACCTTCGAGGCCGGGTCAAACTCTTTCTTGATATCGAACTCGTATCTCCACCCATCGGGAAGAGGTGGGACATTACACGCCTGCTCCATCAACATCTGCTCCAGGAGCCCGGAACGAGAACGGCACAATAAAGCCGTAAGCCCCGATGTCTTTGTCTTTGTCTTTGTCTCCATCTCCCTCCTGTTCAGATAGGAGATGATTTCATTCACTTTCGTGGCAATGTCATTGATAGGAGGCGGGGCTACTGCATACACCTTCCCAGACGCATCGCACATCAATTCGCTTTCAAGTTTCCCTATCATACCAATTCTACTTTTATGCTTTCCTCTGAACTGTTCAGGAGTTCTATTGCTTCGCGATACCCATCCTGTTTGCCCTTGAGATATTTTTCATCGGGGTGCAGTTGAATAGACTCCGTCAGTATCTTGACCCGCTGATCGAGCACAACCTTCGCCGCATTCACCCTCGCTTCCTCCTTCCTGTATCCGCGAAGGAAGAATGCCCGCGCCGCCTCATTGAAGTCCACCTCGCCGTGCATGGTCTTCACCATGTCAGGCGGACAGGCCTCCAGGGCGGCACGCTCCGCCCGCATCATCTCATGCTTTTCCTTGTCCATTTGTCAATCCATTCAGTTTGTCATACACATTGCGAAGGTACAGCCGGGCCGACCCGAGCACGCCGGGCTCCTTGCCGGAGAGGGCCTTCCAGTCGACCTCGGAGAGGTAACGGCTGGCCTCTGCGATGCGCTCCTCCGCGAGCCTTATCCAGACTTTGTCCTCAAC